GAAGATAATCGTATTCTCTAACCCAAATGGAAACAAATGGGCAACCTAGCACTGCTAGTTCAGCAAAATCGACGACCTCGAGATTATTGAAGTCGTCAATATCAGGCCAGCCGATGACAGAATTCTGGAGCGAAGGACGAGAATTCTGCTACTTCGTGCCAACATCCTTCGTGCGCGCCACCAAAGATACTGACCCACAAACCATCGTGGATGCATACATCGATAGGCAGCGCATGAAGAAGCAGTTAAAACCCTTCCCGGTCTACGCCAGGGCTCCATATTTGGACAACCCAAAAGCCGACAACGAAATGCTCCATGCGTTTGACCAACGATGTGGTAACACACACTGGCACTTGTGTGAACACTCTAGGGGAGGAGAACGTTGGAGACCGATACCAACGATAGGACTGATGAAGATCACATGCGACGTATGTCACCGCATAACATACCAGATACCCGGCAACCACGCCAAGGGGGACATCTCACTGGCTATGTTCTATCGGAAAGATCTTCCGCGAACGGGCAAAAGCTACAACGGGTTTCGCATTTTCATCAACCCGGGTTTGAACGACTTCGAGAAGAACTTAGTCCCAACCCGCATGGTAGTCAACCCGAAGAAGCAATACCTGCTAAAAACAGGAGTGCCACCGCCCAAAGTCTCTGTACCTAAGAGCGGACAGAGCGCCCCGAAAACCAACGCAAACAAGCCCAATCCAGAACCACCGAGGAAAGTGGATGCGGGCAAGCCACATTGCAGGGACGGCGAATGGATAACAGGGTTCATCAACAGACCCATCAGCAAGCGGCGCGTGTACCAGATCGAAGCACTTAGGTGCAACGGAAAGAAGGGAAAGTGCGGCTTAGCAGTACGCAAGGAAGATAGCGACTATCCACTGAGGTTTGTCACCATGAAACTAGGGGACAGACCAAAGGCCGAATACATCTCAAACATCATCTATGCCATCGAGATGTCCCGTAAACATCGACCGAGCAATGGAGCCATAGCGGAGCTGCATGAGGCGGCCACCAAGGCAGGCGTTGAGGGTGCCATCAAACCCGAACCAAACGTTGTTCCGGACGAAAAAGGCAAAGCCACGCAGTCATACAAAATGAAGGTTTACATCAACAAAGAGTGGCAGAATAGGACCTTCCAGCAAATAACAACAGACCAACTAGCTGGTTTTCTGCGCATACCAACCACCGTTTTTGTATGCCAGTACCGTTCGATGAGCTACTTTATGAACACAGTACGAGATGCCGAGGGTAGCTACGTATGCAACGACACGGTGAGATGGGAGCACCTAGCAGAGGGGATTAGACACGCAACAGCGGCGTATTTTCGCGAGGCGGGGGCAAAACAGGTGGCACCCCCTACGCCAACAAGCCTAGTCCACCATCCGGATACACCCAGTCAGAAAGAACATCAGTCAGGGACGAAAACATCGCACGAGAGTTTGGCCCAGCGGATACTGAGTCCATGCCCGAAACCACCAGGGAGAACGGACCAGGGGATACCCCTGCGCCACAAATACAGCCGGAAGAGTTACTGTCCAGGCTGCAACTGCACGGCGGTGAATTTTGCCAAGCTCAACAACCATCTAGACACCACTTATTGCTACAGGTGCCACGAGGAGTGGTACGTGGTAATGGGGAGGAGAGCGTGGTACCGGGGGCAATCATCTTAAAATGCCTTCCTCAACTGTCCTTAGACGAGCGCGTCGCCAGAATGCACCAGGAGGCGGCGGACGATACACTCTGGAACGAAGAAAATCGCCAGAGGCAAGAGGGTGTTACGGACAAAGTCGCCAGCAAACCAAGCAGCGTAGTGAGCGACGATAGCGGCATCTTGGACGATTTGTTCACCGGAGAAAAGTTCAAGCCCACACAACCATTGCGACAGTGGGGTACACCAGGCCGCAAGTTCATCAGCGCAAAGCAAATCGGCGCTGATTGGAAGTCGGAACCGAGGCACAGGGTCACCGAGAACGAGTGGTGGGATTTCATGCTAGGCAGAAAAGGAGTCAAAACGTGGTGGGAACCCACAATCGACAAAGAGCGCAAACCAGCAGGCAGGGTGTTCCAAACAACAAGCTGCTCACACGAGAAATTTGTAGAGCCAGATAAAACACCCGTCGAAACCAACATGCGCCTCCCACAGAGATACGACGACCTATTACCGGGATACAACGCCTACACGCAGAAACCTGATGCCGAACTGGACCTGATGAAGGCCGAGTTGGACATTCCAATACCAACGTGGTGGATGTTCTTCACTGACCTAGGGTCGTGGCTACGAGGCAAAAGACAGTTGAGGCGGCTCCGTGAGGAGCCGTGGGTGGTAGACGCAGAGTTGGGATCACACCTGCAAAAACTAGCATTCATGCGGACCAGGGATGCTCAGCTGGCACGAGAAATGATGCACGAAGCGAGCACCTGGATCAAAGTCAACAGACCATCATGGAGCGCGTCAACAGCGTTCTTAGCCGCTGCCTATGCAGCAGGAGCAAGCATGAAGCTCACCATCCCTGAGCTCAAACTGAAGGAATTCTATCGAACCAAAGGCTATGCCTCAAACAGGGTGGCCACTGCATTGGCGCAAGGAGAACTCGGAACAGTGTGGTACAGCTCGCGAAAAAGAAAACTCGGCGAGCCTCCCACCGGCTCTTGACATTACGAGTCGGTGATCTGCGGCGGGCATGTCTCACGCAAGATAAAAGAGAACTTAGCGGAGGGTTGTAAGATTAACATGACCCGCGCAGACCATCGATGCGACCACACTACGAGGAACGTCAGAGTCATCGAAGCGGACGAGAGGTTGTACCAACGCTGGGCTTGTTACCAAGTCAAATGCATTCAGAACGAACTATGTGCTCTGCACGAGAGACACTTATTGGACACTCCAGTACCTGACCCAGTAGCTGTAAGAAAAGGAATGACACGTATGTGGCGTTCACTGGGCATATACCATACCGACCTAGCCAAATGGACTCCTGAACAAGTGCTGGAGCATAAAACTGGCAGGCTATATCGGAGGTACGAAAGAGCATTTCGGCTAAACGCCATGGAGGGTCTAAAATACCATCACGGATTGGTCAGCATGTTTCTGAAGCACGACAAAGACCCAGAAGAAACCTTACTCGACAAAGTGCCCCGTTGTGTCCAACATCGTGACCCACGCTATACAGCGAAACTGTCCGAGTACCTAGCACCCGTTGAACGTTACATCTTCCGGGAATGCAGGAAACAACGCAAAGTCGAGACAGCCGTATTCGCCAAGTGCCTGGATTCATTCCAGAGAGCACAACGAATCAAAGCGATGCGGAAGTGGGGACAGGACACCGTGTATGTTGAACTGGATCACTCGAGATGGGATGCTCACCAGCGACCTGAGATGCTAGCGTATGAGCACGAAACCTACATGAAACTGATGGGGAGACCAGAGGAATTGAGGCGACTACTGAAACAACAGATATTGAACAAGTGTAGATCGCGATGCGGTATACGGTACACCAGTAATGGCAAGCGCATGTCGGGGGACCTAAACACAGGGCTAGGCAATTGCATACTCAACTACGGCGACTTGCTGTGGTCATTGAGGAAAGTGCCCAAGAGCCAATACGAAATTTTCCTCGACGGAGATGACAGCGTGATTGCTATCAATCGTAAATACCTGCACCTCATGGATTTCAACTTCTCCAAAGTCGGCCTAACAACAAAAATAGAGCAAATGCAGGACGACATGTACAAAGTACAATTCTGTCAGTGTAGTATGGTTGAAACACCAGCCGGACCCCGTATGATCCGAAATCCCCTCAGAGCAATTACACGCACCATGTTCAGCACACAGGATTACGACGGAACAGGATGGCACAGGTACCTTAAGACAGTAGCCGAGTGTGAGCTAGCCTGCAATCGCGGAGTACCAATGATGCAAGCTTTCGCTCAGGCAATGATCAACCAACTGCAAGGGTACAAGTCGCTCGATCCGGACGGGATGCCAGCCGATCTCGCACAGAGAATGAAGTGGGAGAGGGACCCGGGCCCCTACGCTGTTACCTCCAGCGCACGGGAATCCTTCTCGCGAGCATTCGGCATTACCCCAGATGAACAAGTGGACTGGGAAGACTGGCTGTCAAGCAAAAACTACATCCAACAGCTAGATAATATAGCGGGCCGGAGAGAAGGCGCCCAAGCTTTCTCTTTCCATACAGTCGAAAGATTTGTAGGGAAAAATCCTTATGCCTAAGGATGCCACGAGGACAACGTGGACGGGGCAGGATGACAGCACAACAGCCACGCTCAGGAAACAGAGCGAGGCGTTATCCCTTCAGGACACCCTTTGGACCCAATGCGAATCCGCGAGCTATCCAAGGCCGGCGCAGGAGAGGGAACGGGAGACGACCGAGGGGACCATCAACGAGAGTAAGTGGCTCCAGAATGGAAGCGCGCCCGACGGCTCAGGCAAACATACGGAGGCAAACAGGCAACCGATCGATACGATACGCGGCCACCGAGTGGCTGGGAGCATTTATGATCCCACAAGCGTCGGAGGAGGGCTACATCATTTACACGCTCTCCCTGTCACCAATGACGATGCCTACAGCCCGTTTGATAGCCGAAGCTCGTCTTTGGGATCACTACACGGTGCACAGTTTCTCAGCAAGGGTAGTCACCTCTGCCCCTTCCAATGTGATGGGAACGTACTGTGTCAGCATCGACCCCAACCCATTGCTACAATTGGACAGGATCGAAAGTCCAACCCAACGTGTGCGCGCGGTAAAGGCGTCACTTGGGAGCGCGTCGACTTCCCTGTGGAAGAACTCAACTGCCACTTTGCGGAAAGGACCATCACCAGCAGGACAGGTCCTATTCACGGACATATCCCGCGACGAACCACGATTCACGCACTTCGGGACGCTCAGCCTAGTATGCGAAACAGCAACAGGAGGATACACGGGCGCATTACCAATATCCCTGGAGGTGACGTACGATATAACATTCAGCAGCCCATCCTACGAGCCGACTTCGGGGAGCTCGGGAGACCATGTGTTTTGGATAATAACACCAATGGACCACACACTATCGGTGGGCGAGGCATGGTGGGTAGTCACGGACAGCGCATCTGTACCACCAGGAATAACACCAACCACACCAGGAGCAAACTGGGGCTACGTAGTGTGGGATTTTCCCGACCTAGTGGCCGCCTCGGGACCATTCGGCAAGAGGCTTGTGGAGATAGGAAACACCCTAATCGGAGCGATTGCCATTTCGGGGACGCAGCAGATATTCTCGTTCTGGCCCACGGTGTCGGCCGTACTGGGGGGGGATTACACCAACGCAATCACCACAGTCGCGTCGGACCTACCATTCAGGTGGGAGAACGGAGAGGACGTGCATCGCTTCCACTTCGAACAGAGCAACGCCACTTCCCGGGATTCTCGTCGACTGGCGTACTCTCGGGGGCCACCATCGACCAGGCAGGACAACCAAGCTCTGTTAGATCGTTTATCTATCCTGGAACAGACAATCGAGCGTATCTCCTTGTCACAACCGACAGCTTCAGCGCTGTACGAGTTACCACCGCAGGAGGCTTACCTCTTGTCACCAACAGCAGGATCACCAACGATGTTACGGTCAAGAAGATCATCGACGAGGTCACCGTCGAAGGAACAGTTAGCCTCACCATTGGAGGCACACCATTCGATCCCCTCTACGTCTTCGTTACGGACCCCATCCCCTGAGGATCCGAACCATCAGCAAGCGAGAGAGAGTGAACGTAAGGCAGCAATCCAACAAGTGAACACCACAGCTGTCAATCGGTGGAAGAAACTCGCACCGAACCGCCCGGCTTAGCCGGGCACCAGGCGTCCTACGGACCACACTTCAGATAGTGTTTCTGGCCTTAACGATGACAAAATCGTCCCACTACG